TGTCCAATCAAAAATAAGATTACGGATATCGGCTGGAGACGGACGGCTAATCTTGATAGCATCTACTATGTACCTCTTGCTCGTTGATCGGTCAATGGCATAGCAGATAGCTGCAGTATCACCGATCATTGCAGGGTCTAGTCCACAGATATAGGTAAAGCCGTTTAAGTCTCTAGGATGGCCTGGGTGACCTGCAACTAAATTGCCTGCCTTACGCATACCGTCAATAGATCCCTTGACACAAACGGGATCGAAGGCAGCGTTTTCAGAAACGTCCTGCTGCTGATATACCAAAGCCCAGGTGCTTGCATCCATCGCTTGGCGTTCGTTGTAAAGGTTACGTCCAGACCAGCGAGGGTATAGGCCGTCCTCGTTCTTATCAGATTCTAACTGTCCATCAAATGGAGCATCAGATGCTGGCCATAAGGTTTCCCACTTGTCAGGGTCTTCATCTGCTGTGAGCAGGGCCGGCATTGCTAGATACTTCCAAGGAACTTGACCACCAGGGTAGCGGTCCTCAGAGCGTAGCTCGCGGTATAGATCAACGGAAGCTACACGAGTTCCGATAACAATCAATTTACCCGTAGGGTTCAAACGGGATCGCACATCCTGGGTTAACCAGCGGATCTGCTTCTCAAACTCATTGGCGTTCTTAAGAGTCACCGCGTCATCTACAATAATCATATCGGCACGCTTACCGTAGATCTGACCACCGATACCAACGGCTTCGATGTTCGGGTCCTTTTCAGATGACTCACGGAGTTCATCACCAAAAGTGACACGGGTTGCCTGCCAGGAGGCAGACTTAGAGTTAAACCCTACGCCAGCAGCATACGCAGTCTGTAGATCTTGATACATTGGATGCGTCAGACGTTGCTTGATGGCGTAGAGAAAGTCGGCAGCTAACTGCTGCGTTTGGGAGACTATCAGTACTCGAAAGTTAGGATTCCTACATACCTGCCACGTCACATAGTCCACAGTGATTGTAATGGACTTGGCGTGGTTGGGCGGGATATTTATCAGGACGCGGTTTGATGCAAGTCCTGGCTCAAACTTCATAGAGGGGTGCAACCACCCAGGCTCCCTGCCTTCGATAACATCCACAATATTTTGCTGGTGAGCAAAGGTGCGGCTATGCAGGAAACGTTGGCGGAACTCTGCAAAGGTCAGGTCGTGTACGTCACCGGAGGCGAACTGCTTATCCTTGAGACCTAGGCGGGTTCGATCTACCTTATCTGCAAAGACTTTATCTGTGCGACGGTAGTACTCATAAGTCTTAATGGACTTGCCAGCAGAGGCAGTAGCTGCCTCGATGGTCATACCTTCTGCTACAGCGCCGAGGATAATTCTCTTGGCGATATCGGCACTATTATCAGCCATTAGACTCCTAGTTTAATTATCTATTTGTGCGGTTCATACCGCCGCCGCCACCAAGGCCGCCGCCACCACGTAAGCCACCACGTGGCTTTACTGGTACCTTTGGCGTAGAAGGTTTTGTTGTGCGTTGACCTTTTTTCTCTTTTGCTTCGCGGTCAATTTGCTTTGGAATATTAGTTTCTTTTTTCATTTTTGCTTTGGCTTCTGCTTTTGTTAAAGCCTTGCCTGCTACACGTGTTGCTGTGGGCTTCTTTGTATCAAGACGCGCTTCTTTAATTACGTTTTGATACTTAGGCTTGCCCGAACCTTTTTTAATAGGTTCGTACATTTTGGCCTCTCGGCCTAAAAACTTTTGAAGTCCTGTAGAAGGAGCTTTGTCTTTTTTCTTTGGTGCCATTGTTGTTCTCCTAGGACCGGCTGGGCCGGAATTGATTTTATTATCGGGCTGAGCAATTTATCGGATCTGTGTATTCGATAGAACTATCCCGACTAAATAGCGCCGCTAGCCGGACTGGTCGGGCTTAGCGCCCGAGCGAGCCACAGCGAAGTGAGGGGTAAGTCGGTACTCGGCCTAGGGGCCTCGCAAGAGGCCAACCGAACGGGTCGCAAAGGTCTTCCCCGCTTTGCTCCCCTACTGTATATAAGGCAGGAAATTTACTGCATTTCCCGTTTTATTTATGTGACCTTCATCACACACGGTAAAAGTGCTGTTCAGAGCCTACTTCAGCTTCACTTTAGCAAATATTTTTTGCTGGGGAGTAACATACTGTAGGGGCCCCAGTTTAGTATGGGTGGGTACGTTTTTTCTAGTCCTGCGGTCTAGGGCTGTGGTCTAGTCTGACGGTCTAGGCTGTGGGTCTATAGTATTTTTTGACGGGCTGCCTATAGTTCTGGCGCGGTCTAGCCTTATCCCCTAACCTTTCTAATTTAAGTAATGAGATCCGGTACCCTTAAACCGGCGCAGCTCTCACCGGTGCAGCTTGCCGGTGATCTGGTAATTTAATCGCCTATCCTGGCGCGTTAATACGTAGACAGAAACGCGCCTACTGTCTAGGCATAACCTTATCTAATCGTTACCAAATTGTTACCATTCAATGCTTGATTAGGGTATAGTCACACAGTAATTTATACCTAGTGGAGCTCACCTATAATTCCACGAGAAAAGAGAAAAGAAAGTGAAAAGATCAAAAGAGGAAAAAGCAGCGTTTATCGCTAACCTACGCGCCGGCGCGGACGCATTGAAAGATCAAGGCGTAATGCCACCTAGTAACCTACTAGACAGCTTTTCAATTCATAATGCCTTAATGATTATCTGGCAGAAACCTAGCGCGACACACTGTGCCGGTTTCCACGCGTGGAAAGCTGCCGGACGATCAGTAAAGAAAGGCGCACAAGGCGCAGCTATCCTTGTGCCACTAGGCGCAGATGATGACGGGAAAACACGCTTTTCCTGGCGTTATGTGTTCGATATTGCAGACACCGAGGAGCTCACAGATAGCTCCCCACGCCTAGCGCGAGATCTGGCGGTGGCATAATGGCCAGAACACTAGTTAAGGTTATGAAACAAGGCGAGGAGATTATCCACGCGGAGATCACTCTCACACAGCAGAAAAAGATCCTGGCAGCGTGGAAAGAATTGGAAAAATACGGGATCGGTTTTAATAATGAGAAAGTGAGCGCACAATGCCAGTAATGAGCGCGGTTTCACTGATTCAATGCCTAGCGGGTGATCTACTAGTAGATCCGGCACTAGTAATGGAGACGATTAAGGAAGAGGAGGATCTAGTAAGAGTGATCCGCAGCTATAGATTAGGAGACCTAACCTACAGTGACGTTTTGGACACAGTAAAAGATTTTTTCTAGTGCTTTACTATGGGGGAGAGTGTGGTATATACTCTCCTCTGTGGTAGCTCACTAGGAGCTAACTATAGAAAGAGGAAAAGATGAAACAGGAAAAGATCGTAAGAGAACAGGACAGAAAGATAGTCAGCACCTACACGCTAGAAAATAACTATCGTGTAAAGCTGTCTACTTATCATTCCTCAACTAGTAAAGTGATCCACACAATACTTTCAGAATGTATCACTGGCACTAGTGGAATGTTCACAATGGAAACTTTCGTAATGTATCGAGATCTTAACGAGAGAATAATCAGTGAACCGGTGGCGCGTTATTCTTTCAAGGCGTTACAGGATCAACACGAGAGAGCTATTACACAAGCAGCGCAGCAGATCGCCTATCTATTGGCACAAGGTGAAGCGGGCGAGAGAGAGTGCCAGACAAGAGAAGCAGCCTAGTGTTTGCCTATCGCCTATCCGTCAAGGGTAGGCGGTGGGGAGAAACTAGTCTCCAACCGAGAAAGAGGGCAAGATAATGGATAAAGAACTAGGACGGCCATTTGATGAGGATATTCTCATTCAACAGATCGGAATACGTACTGTCGGAGCTATATCCGGAGGACGTGTAGGAGTGTACAAGCCGGAGGGAGAGTGTGTGGAGGTGGAGCTGCCGGTATCATCTGGCTATCTTGTCCGCATAACACTAGCCTGGGACGACACTTACACTGTCGAAAGAGTGTTACGGCGTAGGGCTAAGGGTAAGAGTGAAAAGGAAAGCAAGGTGTTAGGTCGCGTCACCGGTATTTACTGTGACCAGGTGGGAGAGGTCGCCTACAATGCCTCCTGCTATAAGAACGTCAAGTTTGGACAGGAGGTAAGCGCGTGAGCGTAACTATCACAATGCCTAAACAATGGGACAAGGAGACGGCGTTAGCTGTACTAGACGCCTATATTGAAGGATTAGATCGTGGGTACATTCTTACTATGAAAGAGAAGGAGGGCGAATAATGCAATACATAACACCGAGAGGCTGGCTAGTCTTAGGGATCCTGATCGGGCTGTCTATCTGGGGGCTGTGGGAGGTATCTAGTCACCTATTATGGACAGGCACTGGCTGGGAATGGTGCGAAAATATATTAACGTGCGAGAGAGAGGGTAAGTAATGAAAGAACTGGAGCAATTTCTAAATGTAGAGGCAGAATGGGTACTAGAAATGTTAAGTACCGGCACTGAGTCTAATGATCGCAATTACTATCAAGGCAGGTTAGATCAGCTCGCGCAGGTGAGACGATACCTAAACCAACCGCAGATTATGAGAGAGGGGACAATCTAATGCAGCTACAAGAGATAGATACCTTGCAAGATCTAATTCTATGGGCGAAAGAGAATATGCCTGGCGCCTTAATCGTAGAGACTGAAGGCGAGATCGTAATCCAGACTGGCCTAGAGTCCACTATGGGAGGATACCTACACCCAATAGAGAGAGAGGATGAGGGATGAGTGAAGTCATAGAGTGTGAGTGTTATATCGAAGCCGAAGTGCTCACAATATGCACCGAGCACACGCAAGAACTAGCAAACCTACTGGCAAACCCGCCAGTGTGGGCTATTAAGGCAAGAGGGAGAGAGCAATGAGCGATTACCGGTACGCGGTTGATCCGGCGTTCGATGATAATTCTGAATGGATCAAGTGTGATACGTGCGAGAGAGAGTATGATCGCAAAGAATATAATTCTGATACTTGCGATGAGTGTGAGAATAAACTAACTAATAAACTAATGAGAAAGAGGGCAAGTAATGAATAAAGAATATCTCATAGCTAAGGCTAATCTATGCTCGGAATTGGCGCAGGAGCAATTAGCCAATGGCGAGAATGAAGAGGGAGTAAAGAACCTAAAGCGTATGATTCGTGCGCTAGAGGAGATAAATATGATTAACTACCTAGAAGAGAAGAGAGGGAGACGATGAGTAATTTCTATTCCACCAATGAGAATCTGATCTATCTCTATGAAGTCACCGATCAGCAAGGCGTAGCCATATGGGGAGGGGAGAAGGTCGAGGATATGTTCGACTGGTATTGGAGATCCCCACAGGGGGCGAGGGTATTTATATCCACGTGGGAGAGTGATGAGGAGGACGCTCAGATAGTGGGTAGACCTATCGAAATTACCCCTATTGTAGGGGTTAAACTATGAGCTTTACTATCGGGATCATCATAGTATTACTGGTAACCTATGCACTTATAGTTATGGAGGAGAAGGTCAATGACGGAGATCGCTAGAAGGATAGAGTCTGCCAAGCGTAGCGCGGTTATCTATCGCAATTACCGGAGGGCGAGGGATAGGGCGCTTACGCGCCTATCACAAGCCTACCCTGAGACATACAAAGAACTGCTCGAACTGGAGAAAATTGTAGATGAACAGATGGGTAAGAAGTGGCTTGATATTGACGGCAGTACTGGTCAGTCTATGGATCTTGACTCCAGCACACCACCTACGGGTGGAAGAGGGAGTGAGCAAGCCAGCTCCGGTCCAGACGAAAGCGACAATGGAGGAAAAGCGTGAAAACAAGCAAATCGCAAAGCAATATAGTCAAGCTCTCGGATATACGCAGAAGCAGACATCGTGCCTCATCACCTTATGGACCCGTGAAAGCAGGTTTGACCACCTCGCAGATAACCCAAGATCATCAGCTTACGGAATTGCCCAACTCCTTAGAGAGCGCAGTCGAACGCCTGAACTACAAATCCTTCACGGCATACGATACATTGGTCATCGCTATAGAGGCGATGCGTGTAGTGCTCTCCGACACTCAGACCGAAGAGGATGGTATTGAGTGAAACTCATACTAGATCCAGCTTCATCTACGAGATCCTTTTACTTTGATAAGGAGGATGATCGTGTTCTCTTTGGAGATATACGGGCGAAAGAGACCCACCTGCTTACCAATAATCAGACTATTCATATAGAGCCTGATGAGGTGATGGACTTCAGGGAGATACCTTACCCTGACGAGTCCTTTCAGTGTGTGATCTTTGATCCACCACATCGGATTAAACTAAAAGTTGAATCAGATTTCATAAAAAAATATGGGTCACTGGAAAGGGAAAGCTGGCAAGAGGATATAAGTAAGGGCTTTGCTGAGTGCTTTAGAGTATTAAAAGTTAATGGTACTTTAATCTTTAAGTGGAGTGAGGTATCCATTCCTCTACGAGAAGTCCTTAAGATCACGCCTTACAAGCCAGTACTAGGACATCCTTCTGGTAAAAGAATGGGGACACACTGGGTCTTATTTATTAAGACCGAGGAAGATATGCTACAATAATCTTGCCCTCCTTTCGGAAGCCTAGCCCTCACCGAGTTACCCTCTTTCGCGGTGGGGGTTAGTGCTTTCTACCCACCATTACTGTAGAACCCAGGACCCTTGAAGGTGATAGCGGGAGAGGACCAACTGCGAGACATAGATTGGTGGCAGTCGGTACAGATAGGGTTGATGATCTCAGCGTGGATAGACTGCTCGATCTCTCTGGTGCTACCGCAGTCACACTTAAAGGCATAGATCATAGCTTCACCGCCTCTTCTACACTCAAATACCCTACCAACTTATCAACCTTAGACTTGTTAGCAAACTCTGAGGTGGCTGGCATACGATGGGTAACCCACTCTGGCTCTGGTATATCCATCAGATCAAAGGAGTAGATACCAAGCGGAGTGGAGTTAATATAGAATGGGATAAGGTCACGCTCTGCTGACTGCGTGATGAGCTTGCGATATTTCATCTCTTCAATGAGCAGTGTGTCATAGTGTGTATAGCGACACTTGAGTTCGATGTAGTGTCCGGCCTTGGCACTGATGCAGTCAAAGGAGTCATAGATACCAGGGCTACGCTCTAGGTCGGGGTACATACTCTCTTTGAGATGGTCAAATAGTTCTTGTTCTTTCATCGCCAAGGTGTCTCTCCGCCCAGTTCATCTTGCAATCTACGCAGTGAGTTACTACATCTGCGATCAGCAGTAGATACTGCACACTCTAGGAAGGCTGCGATCTGGTGCAAGGTAGCGTTATCGTAGTGACGCATACGCAATACAGTCTGATCCTTCTGGTCTAGTTTAAGATAACACTTCTTAATATCTATTAGGCTAGCAAGCAGGTTGCCACCTTCTGCTGGACTAGATGATCCGCGTGGCTGACCATCGTTAATCATCTCCTGCATCTGCTCTAGCACTGTGCCATCTATGATGGATGAGATAACAAAGGGTAGTAGCTGGCCAAGGGTAAAGGTCTGGTAATAAACTTCATCGTTGGTCTGATAGCCAGACTTGTTAGCCTTCTCCTTGCGTGCATAGCGTTCGACTGTACGCTTCATCTGCCAAGCGATACGGCTTTGGTTATGTTCTAATTGCTTAGGATCTTCAACGCTCATCTGCTCAGTGATGTAGGTATTACGCGTAACGGCCCAAGCAATACACTCCTGAGTAACATCTTCCTTCTCCACCCAATGCTTGTAGCGCCGGTGGACTGCATAAGCAACAGAAGAGGCTAACTCGTAGGCAATCGGATGCAGCTCAGTCACAATCAGTAACTTCAACCTCTGGCCATACGCCATCTAAGACCATCATTGCAATAGCAGAGTAGTTCAATAGATCGAGGAATGAATCACGCAAGGACTCGTTGCTAGGTTGCACATCTGAATCAACCAGGTTGTTGATGCGAGCTATCTTGTCCCACATACGTACACGCAGACCATTAAGTGGTCCACCTGGTGAGTGAGCAATATTCTTTGGGCCGTAGTCGTGATGCTTACGGATAAGTAAGTTACCTGCTGCATCCATAATACGCCAGACATCTGTAGCAAACTCAGGGTTTACCTTGTCGGTGTAGGGCGCAGTAGAACTGTCTCGGTTTCCATATTGATCTCTAGGATCTGGAAGCCCATATGTTGCAAAGTCTGTATCATCTGTTGCCATTCGTCTCTACTCATCCTTTCGGTTCGCCCACTAACAGGGTTCTGGTGGCATCTGCACCATACGCTAGGTAGTGATCGTTAATATCCATACCAGGTGGTAGTGTAACAATAGTTGAGTTTAATATCTCATTGGCGACACGCTTGGCAAAGTCAGCTCCTGGGTTACTGCCATCTTCTTTGATGTCGTTATCGCCTACAACAAAGATAGTTTCATAGCCTGTAAATAACTTAGGAAAGTGTGGCTTCCAAGACTGTACGCCAGGAACGCCTACTGCTGGTATACCTAGCATCCCACTGGTGATGACTGCATCGAGTTCACCTTCGCAGATAACTATGTAAGGCGATAGTGGTATCACATCTGCCACGTTATACAGGTGTGCCTTCTGCCCAGTAGGAGATCCATACTTAGGCTTGCCATCATCTATACGCCTGAACTTAAAGCCTACGCAACTGCCACCTGCGGTGATGTACGGGATAGAGATCCATCCTTCATACATCTCGTGACCATTCAACGGATCAGTCACTGTGCCTAGTTGGAACTTAGCTGCTACAAGTTCAGAGATCCCACGTTCGTCTAGTGCGACTAGAGTTTCCGGACTTACCTCTTGAGCGTATCGCTGCGCCGCTTCCAGTAGCAATTTCGACTGCGCGTTTGAGGCCATCCTTAAACTCCAAGTTCTCTATGATGCAGACTATGTTCACTGCATTACCACCCTTACCGCAGGTATGGCAGAAGTATAAATTCTTATACGTATTCATTACTGCAGACCTACGTGTGTCACTATGCAAGCAACACTTGACCGATACATCTTGTCCCTCTCGTACTTCCCCACCGAAGTAGGTAACGATTGGACCTATGGGGATTGAGTTCGCATCAGTGGAACCGGAACTCCCTCGACCTTTACCCAACCTTGACCAGTCTTGTGCTGGCATACGCATCCTTCACACTTCTCGTGCCAATGTGTGGCACGCTTGAGATGGTTCAGTGAGTTCTCCTCACCGCCTTTGAGGCAGTTATCGCAGATCATTCTTCTACCTTCTTACTCTCTAGTTCTTGTTGACCCTTCTGCCAAAGAACACCTGCATCAAAGCCAGCGTTGTAACCCTCATCAAAAGATTGAGTCCTTGCAGAGTCATAACCTAATCCCTTAAGTCGCCTACGATTCTCAGGTAGGCCAATCTTGGTTGTCATTCTTCTTCGTATTCCTCTGTTGCCTCTTCAGCATCAGATTCCTTGATTGCTTCTTCAACTGGTACAACTTCTGGTACAAGTATCTCTGATGTGGTGATTTCTCCATTTGGTACAGCCATTATTCATTCTCCTCTAGTATTTGTTTGCATTTATCTGTGATAAAAGTTTGGGCAAACTTGCCCTTACCTGGTTGAGTAAGCAAGCCTAATCTTCTTGCCTTGCGTACCCTTTCTTTAACGGTTGAGCAAGGAACATTAAGATACATAGCAAGGACAACTATGCTGTTAGTGCAGTTAGATAAACTAGTATGTTCAAATAACTTTGCAAACTTAGCATACTCCAGTTCGCTAGCTTCTACACCAGCAGGCCAGTAACCCTTGCTTGAAACTTTCATTCCTTTTCCTTTAACCATTGTGCTAGGTCCTGAATGACCCAGGCTTTATCTATACCGGAGTTGCGACGCTTAACTACAACATAATGCAGTGGCACTTCCCCAATACCACGAGCTTTAGCGTAGTTAAGCGCCTCAACTTCGGCTTGCCTCCAGAACTCCGGCAAGTCTAGTCTCGCCGTGTT